CGTCAACGGCGACGGATATGCGGACATGCTGGTGGGGGCTCCATATTACGACAACGGCCAGGCGGACGAGGGAGCAGCCTTCCTCTTCCACGGCTCAGTTTCCGGGCCATCTTCAACTCCGGACTGGTCCGGAGAGTCGAACAGCGCGGGGGCGTTGTTCGGATCCAGCGCCACTTCTGCCGGCGACATCAACGGGGACGGATACAGTGACATCATTGTGGGGGCACCTAAGTACACCGACCTTCTTGACGAAGCGGGCGCGGTTTTCGCATATTACGGCTCGTCCGCCGGGCTCTCCGCGGCTATGGGGGGCCAGGCAGTTTGCTAGTGGGAAATTCCCGAGAAGCGCCGATTATAGCCAATGAAATGAAAGAGTTAGAGAGTTAGACCAGTTTGCGAGTAAAATGCCGAAAAAGGCCCTTTTCTGCCAGATCCTGCCATAATTAGACCGCCCTCCGCTGCCAGGACATCCCCGGCAAACGACGCACCAGTGGGGAGCTGGCCGCGGTCGTGCCGCAAAGGCTCGTTCTCGAAAACGCGAAAATCGGCACTTTTAAGCAGGAAGTCTATGTCTTGTAAGAGGTTGCTGAAAACAGGGCAAACGAAAGTAACCAAACTCGATTTAATTCTATGTACGTTAAAAAATCTCAAGTGACGTAGGTTCATGGGTCAATAAATAGACGCCTCGTGGCAGCCCTACTGATAAATTTCCTGAACCGGGTAATCGACTTCCAAAGAGAATGTATCCACGATGATCTCAAACGAGCTCGGCGACGTTCCGTCCAAGCAGCACGCTTCCATTTCCGTTGTTCTTTGATTAGATACCGCCAGCGGGACTGGTTATACCTCATGATTTAAGCACCAACATCGGACGATTATCTGCCACGACAGATCCTCACCACAGGGGACCTACCGCATTCAACACGTCTTTGGCATATCGTTTCCCGCCGACGATATAACAACACATCGCCAAGGGCCATTTTAGAATACAGATAATAAAAAAACCCAAGAAAAGCCGTATCGGGAACATGGACACGACCCACATCTTAAGCCACCAAGGTTTAGCTGCCCATCGCGAGTATTTCCTCATCATGACCGACCTGGACCGGGGCGCGGAAGCGGTTCAGTAGATCGTGCCGGAAGAAAATACTGTGTCAAGTTGTTAAACGTCTCCTGGTTAATACATAGCTTCATCCCAGTGGTCATGATAATCTCGTAATCATAGGCTTGTTCAAGCACGCATACTATATATTCCGTGTTCACAAGCGCCGTATTTCTACTCTTAAGATCTAACAATATCATAGACATTAACTCCTCCTATTGATCCTGCGGCTTTTCCTGGCCATCTTATTCCTTTTCCGATTGTTACTCCGAAGGCGACATTCACTAGGACGGTAATATGTCGGAGCAGGGCGATAAGGATCGGACCTGCGAGGACCTAACTGCCCGGCTAGACCAGCAACCAGCGCTTCATAGAGGCTCAAATTGGACATTCATTCCCCCTCTTTAATCGATCTTTAAACGGGCTTTAATGACGCGCTTTGCCTCTTCTACGGCCTCCAGGGCGGACCGCCTGGCATTGTACCGCTGCCTGGCCGACGGCAGCGCGATCCTGACGGGGATATCGGTAGAACGGCAGGTGTTTAAATAGCGTTTAAAATGTTCAAGTGCTGTTTTATCCGTATGTTTGTCGTTCATCTTTTCCCCCCGTTCTTGCCGGGTTTCGAGGGCGTCGGCGGGTGGATCGTGTAGTAGACAAAGCGCTCAGTGACCCCCAGCTTTTTAGCCAGGTCTTTCACATTGGAGCCGTTGTAATTCTTCCTGATATAAGATCTCTTGAGATTAAAAAGGGGCTTCCCGCCCAGATAAATCGACATGCCGACGATCCCGCCCTGGATGAGACTGCAAAATGTTTCGACGCCGCAGGCATCGATGACCAGCATCATGTCGCCGTTTAATTCTTTCTGTAATTCCTCTATGGTAAATTCTTTAATCCAATCCATTTCAACCCCCGGCAGGGGCGGAACATCGCCCGCCCCTGCGGCATCTCAACCTTCCTAATCCTCGATTTTTAGCTCCGGATTCTTTTCCTTGATCGTCAGGTAGTTCCTGACGGGGTGTTTCGCGTCGGCATCACTCGCCAGGTCGATCAGCGTCTGCGTCCCGGTATAACTCGTCTTGATTTTCACCAGGTCCACGAACCTCTCTCCCAACAGCTCCTGAACCTTCGCCAGGTTGTCCTCGGTGATGACGCACTCGTAGCCGAAGGTCACCTTTACCGGCTTTCCATCGACGACGAACCGGATCGTGCCGCGCCCGTTCAAGTGCTGCTTGGCCTTTTCGATGATCTGGTCCTTCAGTTCCCTCAGCGCCGGCTCCACAAGAGCGATGTTGATCTTTAACTGCCGATAATCACGCAACGCAGTGGCCAGATCTATGTCGAAGAAATCAACCTCGGCCTTACCCTGCTTGATGACCACCTTCGAACCGGCTACATCCACGTCTTCCAGCGGGTTCATTTCTTCACCGGTTTCTTCGCTACAGGCTCGGCCTTCTTTTTCTTGGTATAGCGCTCAACTTCCACCGATACGACCTTCGCCAGCTCCTGGATCTCCAGCGCGTTGTATCCCAGGCCGAACAACTCCCTCACCGTCCAAACCAGTTCAACCGCGGCGACCCTGAACGGGTCCGCAGCCTGGTCGAAGATCGTAGATTTGATGGTGCCTTTTTCCTTTTTCAAGTTCCGGATCGTCCTATCCTTCATTTTTTCAGCCATTGTGGTCATGGGTATCAACCCTCCTTTCAACTTTCTTCGAACACGTCCACAGGTAATCGTACCCGTGGGAAAAGGCCCACATTCCAACCTTCAACTGGTCCTCCCGGTTCATCCAGTTACCCTTGATGCCCGACAGATCACACAGCCAGATAAATGTGGGCTCATGAAACTGTAAAATGCCGTAAGCCCTCCCGTTATCACCCCAGCACCCGTCGTGCTGAAGCCCGGACTCGCATTCCGCCACGGCGTATACCCTTTCCAGCAGGGCCACTTCCACCTGCACGCTGTCCAGGCGGCACTGAAGAGAGTCGATGTCGCGCCGCAGCGCCTCGCTCTCCAGCCGTAACTCTTCGGCATCCTTTGCCACGCTGGACGAAGGGAGCATAAACGACGCGGTTATTACAACGAACCAGGCGCACAAAACCAAGATGCACAGCGCTTTCAAATAGACCTTCATACCACCTCCGTCTTTTTCTGCGCCTGCATGGCCTTCAGCGTGAAGACGATCTTGCCCACCTGGTAATCTTCAATGAACTTGATGTGGCTGATGTGAAAATGGTGATGCAGCCACTCATTCAGGGCTTTATCCTTGTCCTTCTGGGTGACCTGGCGCGTGACCGAGTTCCACAGCGCCGCTATCTTTCTAAGCGCCGCCGGCTTCGCCATGTTCGGGCGGATACCGTACTCGTCATACTTCTTGTAACCCGTTTCCGTCAACATTTTTCGCAGCTCCACGATAAACCGGGCGGCTTCGGCATACGACAGCCTGGTACTGGTAGCGATCTTATTCTCCGGGTCCGTGACCGAGCCGGGGAACCGTTCCGCCAGCATGTCCATGTAAAGATCGTGGTCGATCTTCAGCTTGGCAACAAGAGCATGGATCTGGATGATCTGCAACTTGTCGATCTTCCCGCGAGGGCGTCTCATGGGGTGGCTCGGCGGGAACTGGGAGGCTTTGCCTGGCGCGCCCATTTTTCTTGGAGCATCCCTGCCATAACAAGACAAACCTGATCTTCACGAAGGAATCGCAGCGACGACACATTAAAATTGTTGTCCAACCACTTATCCAACGCGCTCAGCGAGTCGTTGTGCGTGGCAACCTCCCAATAGACGTCCAAGCAACGCAGCAAAGCAGGATGGGCCATATCCGGGCGATTACCCAAGTCACCGAACCACTCATCGGTGGGACCTACATCATTACAGAGCCGTTTCACCACAGCCCACGCCTCCTCGTGTTCGATGACCCTGACCAGTGGTTTCCCGTGCACCTCAAACATATTCATGGTCAATTTTTTTTGCGATGAGGAATCCAGTGACGGATACAACATTTCCACCAAGATCCCGATGATGGTTTTTACGGCATCACGTTCGAGCAGTTGCCACGCGGGATCATACTTTAAGTGGCGATAAGCCATCCCTGGCTCACACCGACGATGCCTGCTCATAGCGCCCGCCCCAAACGCAAGAAAGCGCGCTTGATATGTTCCGCCGAGGGGATATGGAACCCGTTGATCTTCGCGAGACGCCGCGATTCGCGGGTGAGTTCCCGCAGTGTTCGAGGATCTCCGCCGGAAACCTGATGGAATGTCGGTAGCAATGACATGCCGTCGGGCATAACCTCGGTCAGGTACAGGGCCGTATCGTCTTCGCAAAATCCACCGAGCTTCGACGCGATTCCGATTCGGGAGTAGAGTTGGGTGAACTCGCCCTTCCTGCCGCGCAGGTTGGAGATCAGCCGGGGCATACCAACCAGCAGGATGCCGATTTCGGCCTTGTCGTGCAGGCGTCGCAGCATCTCCAGCGCTTTGTAAGGAAGGCTTTCAGCCTCATCAATAATAATAAGACGGCCTGTACGGGACAACCGCGTCACGCACTCAGCAAACATGTCGTGGAGCGACCCCTTGCCGTCGAGACCGAGCGCCTGGTGTATTTCGCTGACCACAACCTTTGCAGTGTATCCGGGGTCCGCCTCCACCAAGATCACATCGTTGTTCTGCCGGACATACTCCTTGGCGCAGGTTGTTTTTCCGACGCCGGAGTCGCCATAAGCTACACCGACAATTTCATCAATGTGGCATGTCCGGGCGATCTCGAACAATCGTTTCGATGCCACTGTTTTGACAAAAGGCACTCTCTTTTTTGTGGTCTCAGCTTTTTCGGCGTTCCTTATCAGGAACCCTTCCACGGCCTGGGCGATCTTGGCGTTGTCACCCTTGTAAGTGTCGTTGACCCAGGCGCTGAGCGCGCCAGCGTTCACCCCCATGGCCTTGGCCACGGCGTTCTGCGATAGCTTCTTTTCCGACATCAGTTGTTTCAGCTTTTCCCGCGTGTCATTCGTCATCTTTCATCTCCTCTGTGGTTTCGTAGAACCATTCCTTCATTGGTGGTTCCACGGGTTTCGTGGGAGCGGTCAGGGACAAGTCATACATACCCTCCTGTTCCTGTGCCCGCCGGGTTTTAACTACTTTATCCATCATCGTGTTGGTCATACGGGTGATGCGTACCGCTGTATCAGTGGAAACGTGGCCCGTTGCCACATTGATCGCCATTTGCCCAGCGATCAGGTTATTGATATCATCCACCGGGTCGCCGGGACGCAGGGATTTTATGCCGTTTTCAACCATTTTTATCGAGCGTTTTTGCCGAGCCATGTTTTCCCGCAAAACTTCCTTGGATGCGGCATCCGTTGCGATGGCGGGTGTTACGAACTTATCGGCATAAGCCATGCTGATAAACGAATCGTCCTTGGCGTCGAATACCCATGCCTCTGTATAATTTTCCGGGTTCCTGCGCAGATAGACTTTATCGCGATACCTGTCGGTCATCCACTCGGCCCAGTAATCGATGCCCAACTCAGGATCTCTCACGCCGTTTCTGTCAATCCCCCGCGGAGTGCTGGTACGCATCACGAAAAGTTTGATAGCTTCGGCAGATATGTGACGATTTTCGATGAACTCCTTATTCCATAACTCATTGGGGCTTAGCCCCTTCAACACCTTGCTCCTTGCGGAGGGTCTAATGTTGAAATACTCCTCAATAAACGATGCCGCGGCCTGTTCCAGTTGTTCAAGCGTGGTGCAACCATCGCGTGTGACCGCCGCTGCGTGGCCGTCCGGACGTTCCTGCGTGTTGCCCCCGCGAAATTCAGGGAACATCCTGGACATGGTGTCCTTGATCTTTAGGAAATCGCGTTCGATCGGTTTTGTCCTGGCATTATAGGGCTTGGCAAAGATCACTTCTATGCCCAGAGCCGCGATGGTGGAGCGATGTGACACTGTAAGTGACACCTTGTGACGGTCTTGTCGCCCGCCCGCAAAGTCACGACAGCGATAATCCTTGCCGTTATCGAGATACACCATCTTGGGCAGGCCGAACTTTCTTGCTGCCAGGTAAAAACTGTGGAAAATATGGTCGGCATTCGGGGCGGCAGGATGGATAAAGTAGGCCAACATCTTGCCAGACTTGAAGTCCCTCCATGCCGTCACCCAGGGATAGCAGGTCGATTTATTAGGCAACCTGACGCCGACATCAATTTGTGCATGGTCCGAGACCCAACATTCACCGGCTTTGATGCCGCTATAATCCCTGTCACAGTAAGGGCTGTGGTACCTGTACCACTTATTCGCGCCAATCCTTGCCCTCAACATCCTGTTCTTGCCTTCATGCTGGAGAAGCCTGCGCATAAAGGTCTTTGCCGTGGGGAAAGTCTTGGGATCAGCCTTGAATTTACCGACGACCGAGAGCCACACAGTCTGTTTTGACGGACCGCCCTCTTTCATGTAAAGCTGTTTGAAGTAAGCGAGCCACTCCGGCTTGATCTCGGCGGCGTTGTCCTGTTTGCCGTAGTTCGGGAACAGGCCGGCAAGCCCTTCCGCTTCATAGGCGTTCTTCGCCCTGATGACCATCGAATAACTGATCGTGGCGTCAGGGTTCGCGGTGTTATGCTGTGCCACATACGCTTCGATGGCCTTGGTGTTCATGCCCTTCGTGGCGGTGATAATGTCCAGCTTCTTCGCAGCGTGATCCCTCTGCCACTGCGGGGCGTCGGCCCACAACTGCCCGTTCTGCTCCGCGTCCTGATTGTGGAGCCCGGCGGGCATCGCGGGAAGCGGGGGCGCTGCGGGGAAGGACAAAGGGGCCGGGAGGAGGGCGTCTTCCCGGCCCGTCTCCGAGGAGATACATGCGGAGATTCCTACCCCTGATGATGCACCCTGTTTGCGCCCTGCGGGTGATGTGGAAATCTTGGCTAAAGCCTTATGCAGCTTGTCCAGCTTGTTCGTGGCATAGCGATAACCCGACGCCGATTGTTTGTCTATACGGTTCACCATACGCTCGGCTCGTGATCGCTCAGATTCTATTCTTTTTGCGAGGATCTCGGGTGTGATCGCCCCTCGCGGCGCTCGCGTCGGCGGTGCCTCGAACGACTTGTTGGCGTCACCGGATTGATCCGGCACCATTTTGTTGGCGTCAGCAATATGGTTGCTCTGTGCCGGAGTAGGCGCAACATCGGAGTCGGCCCGCGGCTCAACGTGTGGAGCCTCAGCTACAGCCACCTGTGGCTTTCGCGGACGGCGCGTGGGCTTCAGCGAGTTCATTGCCGTGATGGTCTTTGTCACCTCTGTGTTTTGAGTTACGATGATATCTAGCTTAGTCTGGGGGTCCTTGAACATAACATCATATGCTTCACGATAATTGGGGTTTGCGGATTTGATAAATCTATTCACATATTCAACGCAGGTATCTTTTATGCTGGACAGCCATTTCCTGAACCTCGGCACGCTTTTTTGCATCTCCAGAAACTTCACCTGGATGGCGGTCCAATGAGAAATCTGGTTGTTCAGCTCCTGTAAATTCTTCTTCATGCTCTCTTCAAAAAAGCCCTGCCGCCGCGAGGGCAGGCGGCAGGTTCAGGTTGAAGGTACTGATGAGGGGTCTTATCTGCCATGTTTCCGTAGTTCATCGGCGACGATCGTTTCGAAGATGATCGAGTAGATGATGTTGTCGCCCGACTTTTCTTCCACCAGGGCGTTCGTGATGTTCTTGATGTTGCCGGCCTCGAAATCGTTGGCGATGTCCATCAGGCTGACGAGCTGTTTGGACCAGTCCGTCACCATGACGTCGATCACCTTGTGCTTCCGCATATCCGCCTGGCGTTTGAACGCATGGTGGGCATCGTTGTTCCTGGCGTATTCCTGCTGCTTCTGGGCGGCCTTTTTGAACAAGGCGGTGAGCCTCTTGTGCAGATGGTATTCGAGCTGTTTCGGTGTCATCATGCCCTCCTATTGAACCGTTATGGACGCGGAAAGTCCGTGGTTGCTTACATGGGTATCGGGGGTGCCCTGGTAGCGGATCTCCAGGGCGTAATGCCAGGTCCCGGCGCCCGGCGCGTCGGACAGCGTCAGGTTGGTTGTGTCGCCAACGGTCGTCCAGTTGGTCAGGCCGTCGGCGCTTCTTACGAGGCGGTATCCGGCCACGGCGGTGTTTGCCGGTATGGCCTCCCAGGTAATATCAATCGTACCGGGCACCGCCTGGGACAGCGTGACATGGGGCACTTCCAGCACACCGGTAGCCGTACCCACGGCGAATTTCGTGCTGACAACGATCAACCGCGCCGCGTAGTAGGCTTTCTGAGTTAAGGTCCCGCTGTTCTCGGCGTAGTCGCACACGGCTATAACTTCCGTTCCGGCGCTGGGGCAGGTGCCTCCCCAATGGACCTTTTCCAAAGAGTAGTAGGTCATCAGCCAGAAAGTGTTGGTATCGCTGTCATACTCAGGGTAAGTGACCCAGGGTAGGATGGTGCCGCTGGCCGTTTTGGGCCACACCTGGCACGGGTACATGAACTGGTAAAGGTTTGATGGCCTTTCGACATCCACGAGCTGGACAGATATTCCTGAGCCGATGGCGCACGTTGCCTGTCCTGATACGGCCAGCGAGAACCAGATGCAGATCAGTCCTGCCCAAAATAATAGGCGCTTAGTGCCCATTTATCGTCTCCTTCCGTGAAGTAGATCTTGGTTACGGCATAGGCAGGCACGGCAACGAACAGATCCGTGTCGGCGTGGTATTGCCCGTCTGCCTGGATAACCGCCCTGTTGACGAACGGTATGACCTCTGCCGGCAGTGCGGTAACGGCGGTATAACCACCCTCGGCAGCGGCAAAGTCCGGGGCGGTGAGGGCGTAGATATTCAGAGTGAGCTGGGTATCGCTCTCGGGCACGAACTCCCTGATCCCCACCTTGCCGGAGGCGGTAACAAGCGCCAGCCAGGTGTGGTCCTGCAGGGTACCGATCTTCGCGGTATACAGCCAGTTCTCTCCGTTGTATTGCCGTCTCGGATAGATAGCGGTCTCCGGGGAATCCTCCGCGAAAAACACGACGTCCGCTTCGGTTATGGTGGAGGCGGGTATCGTCAGCGTCACTTCGACTGCTCCGGCCCCTCCGCCCCTCAACAGCGACATTGTAATAAGCGATGCAAGCAAGATAGATTTCATTTCATCACCCATTCTGTCGACGGCCCCAGGGTGGACATGGTTCCGTCCGCGTAGTGGAGCCGAAGCTGCCAGAAGCAATACCACCCGTCTGTCACACCCGAGATGTTGTCCGTCGCCTGAGTCGCGTTCGGGGCTACCGTGGCTACGGTCTCCATCGGTTCCCCGTCGCCGACGCCTTTATGTGTGCGTACCAGGTCGATCCCAGTAACCGTCTGTGCGAAGTCCTGGGTGATGGCCGTCCAGGTCGCGGTGATGGCGTTGCCGTCACGCGATACGGTGGGTAGAGGCACCTGCCTTATGGTGAGGGTTATGGTCGTGTCCGCCGCCGGCACATCCGTAATGGCCCCGGCGTAGTAACCGGCATGGGTAACCTTGCGTGGATAGCTTTCGTTGGGATTGATCTTCGTGATGACTTCTTCCGGCACAACCGGCAGATTGTACACATCCAGATCGGCCTTGCTCTGCGTCAACTGAGCCAGCGGGATCTCGACGGTATCCACCCGAAAGGTGGGACGGTTGCCCAAAGTGTCGCCGTTGGTCAGCAGGTAGGCCATATCGAGGCTGGCGTTCCTGACATCATGGGTGATCTCGGTGTCCACGGTTTTACCGGCGAGGGCGGTGCCCAGGTTCTGCGGCACGGCATAGACGCGGTAGAACTCGTTTATGGCATAACCCTGCCGTGTGCGCGTGATGGCGCCCGTGTCTGTCCAGGTGGTTGCCCCGTTCGTAATCGTGGCCATGAGCACTTCGGCCCGATACTCCGGGTGAGCGATGCCGCAGTATATGTAGAAGTCGTAAGTGCCGGCAGGCGTCACCGACCAATTGAGGACGATGTTGCTGCCGCTCTTCTGCATCGTAAGGGCAGTTACCGGGCGAGGGGCCGGCCCCAGGCCGGGGAGATCCGCGAGGGCCGCCATGGAAAACACCAGTAGCAAAATGGCGTTTAAAGCCCGTTTAAACATCAGTATCCCACCAGGATTTCTACTTCGGCGGACGAGGTCTCAGCCAGCATCTCGATCGTGGTCCAGGGCAGGTGCATGACGGGGGTCGCCTCGCCGGATTTCAGCTTGGTATCTGTCGAGAGATTCACCACGCCCGATCCCCACTTGATGTAGACCGTACCCGTGCCGCGGTTGACGATGTAAAATTCCTGAGCGAAATAATCCGGCAGGGTGACCGTGGTCTGGGCGCTGGTCAATACGGTCCGTCGGTACGACGCGATATGCACCGAGTATTCGCGCCGATAGGTGGCCGCGATAGACAGGGCCAGCACAATGAACGCCAGCAGGATAATTAACAGGTTTCTCTTGTCGAATTTCATGGCTCCTCCGTGAGACATCAGATCGTCGTCCATCCCCGGCTGATCATCAGACGAACGCCCGCCAGAATGGAGGCTTTGCCGGATCGGCAGAGGTCTTTTTCGATTCGCATATTCTTGAAAGGATAATTTCGGCATCGGCTGGTTTGTAATAGCCGTGCTGGATCATCCACGCCTTGGCGTTCGTGATCAGTTTGATTTCTTCCATGCTAAGCTCCTTGCGCCGCATTTGCCACCATTGAGCCGAAAGATCCCCCCCAGTTCAGTCGTGCTACACCGGCGGGGAACAGGGCTTCTATCGTCCTGAGATCGAAACCTCCAAGCGCCGTGAACCTGTCAGATATTTCCTGAAGGAGGTCCAGCTCCTCGCAGTTGGATGCGAATGGCAGGTCCACCACCCAGCGCCCCAGGGTCAGCTTGTCGGCCCGTTCGATTTCGGAATAGGTCGGGAAGGTCATTTCTTCTCTTCCTTGACCGGCTCCGTGCCGAGGAAAAGCAGGTTGACCAGGGCCATCTTTTTGACGGCGGGGTTCTTCATGGCGTGGCCGTAAACCACGTTAAGCTGGCTCATGTAGTTCTTGTAGTCGATCGGCTGCTCGCAGGCTATCTCACACTGGTCGAAATCGAAGCAGCGGTCCTTGTAGGTGACGGCGTAGGTTACCAGGTAGTGGTACCTGACGGGCTGTTTTTTACGGGGCCAGGGGAAGAAATTCGTCATGACAGCCCCTTCCTGGCTCTCGAACGAGCCTTGTCGTAAAACAGGAAGCCCAGGAAAAACGCCCCGCCGCCGAAGACGACGATACGGAGCAGGAGCTGCGCAAGTTCAGGCGTGCCGACTATCATTTGTCCCTCCCAAGAGAATTCATAATCTTCTTCCTATCCATTTCACGGATGCGCCGATCGGCCTCGTCCACGGAGAGCATCTTTTCCTGGGTGTCTGTTTTATCCTTCCGGGACGGAGGGGCAGCTTTCAGCGCCCGGCGCTCCAGGGCCTTTTCCCTCATGTGGCGCTGCGCGGGGGTTAATCCTGCCCAGAACGCCGAGGCGCCAGCCGGCATATCCTGTTCGATAAGTTCGGTGATCTTTTGGAGGTCGATCACATGAACGTGCTGCTTCCGGTCGAACTCGCTTGCCGAGTAAACGTGTTTCAGGCGTTTCATGGTTTCCTTGACGGCGGGCGCGGTAAGGTCCCACAGGAGTTGCAGTTCCCGCGGCATTACCATGTTTGAATTGGTGTCCCTGCAGAATGATAAAAGCGCCAGGAGCTTCGCCCTGAACTTATCGCGATGCGTCATGACATCCTCCACATTTGGGTATGGAAGGAGGCCGCTTTCGGGTTGAGCAGGTGGAGTAGCACCTGTCGTCCTACGAGCAGTAAGGCAGAGAGTGTGCTGTTATTTTCAGCAGACACACTATCTTGGCCTTGATTTTGACCGGATTGTGCGCTATTTTCTACTTGTCGGTTGGAATCTAGCGTGGAGGGCTCGTCTTTGTCAGATAAGAACGGCAGTTGCGCATTCAGATCCTCTTGGGGTTTCGCCTTCTTCCAGGATTTCCGGTCAACCTCGAATCTACTCATTCGCGGCCTCCTTAAAACCAATATAACGCATTTGTGTAAGATTGTCAAGAGGGGGTGGTACGCAGACGGGTAAGACTCCTGATATCGCCCAAAGACTCCTTGAGGTAATCCAGCACCTGCAAATATCCGCGGCAGAATTCGGCAGGCGTTGCGATCTCCCGTATTCTACGCTCCAGTCATACCTTCGCGCGGAACGCGTACCGAACGAGGAGAGCCTGAAAAAGCTGGTTACGCATTTGCATATAAACGTCAATTGGCTTCTGACGGGAGAAGGCGTTATGTTCCCGCCCGCCACGACATACATTGAAGGCGCGGGCAGGTTGTTCATGAGCCCCGCCAAGGAACAGATGATCGCCGAGGATCCTGGGATATATGATGTGCTGGAAAACATCTGCGACTTGCTGGACGGCATGGACAGAGGGGCGCTGGAGGATGTCCAAAGATATATTTCTAAGGAAAAACAAAATATAGAGATGAGGAAGATGCTTGAGGAACTCAAGAAGAAAGACTGCGGGTAGGCGACGATGGAGAGGAAAACAAAGGTCAACATGTTGTGGGCCGTCGGGATCGCAGGGGCCAGCCTGACCCTGCTGGTTCTGTTCTGCATTGGAGCAACGGTCATACGAACGCTTGATGGCTTAAACGAATCGAAGCACCCCAAGCCTGCCGCGGCTTCGGCGCAGGAAACGCCTTCTGGTGACATCAAAGCCCCGGCGATCTCCGTTCCGCAGGTATCCGCTCGCGAGTTATCCCGAGCATACAATGCCAACGAGGTAGCCGCCAACGACCAATATAAAAACAAGAGGATCAAAGTGGTCGGGGGAATTGCAGACATTAAAGAGAATCTATGGGGCAGTCCGGTTGTCAGCTTGGAAGGATGCGAAATCTTCCAGTCTGTAGATTGCACGTTTAGTAATGCTGCCCGCTCCGAGCTGGCCGCCCTGCGAAAAGGACGCAGGGCGTACATCAAGGGAACCGTAACGGGCATGATCATGGGCAGTGTCCAGATGGATAACTGTTCTATCAGTGAGGAATGAATCGCACCGGCATTTAAACACCCTTTAAACGCCATCACTTCACCTCCAGGAACTCAGCGATCTCGCGCTTCATCTTGTCGGTGTCCCCGCTGGTTAATTTCAAGAAGGGCCTCGCAGGGATCTTGACCTTCCTGCCCCTGCCGGCCATGCCGCCGAGCTGGTGTATCCTCGCGTACTTCTTATTCGTGCCGACAGCGGCGCTGTTGGCATCCACTGCCTCGACGATCGACGCCGCGAGCTGGCCTGAAAGCTGAAGGATCTTGCGGCTCTTCAACTCCTTTTCGAAGCTGGCCTTGTATTTGCCTTTCTTCCCGACGATCGCGCTCTTCTTCTTATTAAAGAGAGTAGCCACGGCAAGGGGCTGCCAGCGCGGCCTGCCCTCCTGGGCGAAGTTCTCCTCCACGGCATCCATCATGATGCCGGCAAGGCTCTGCATCAGCGGCTTGGTGTTCAGCTTCCCGTTCAGCTTTCTGAAAAGGTCCCGAAGGCCCTGGTCATCAACTGACAGTTTTACGAACTTGCCGCCGCCGATCTTCATGTCATCTTCTCGTTAAAGAGGCTTTGATATCCGGGGAATACTTGTCCAGGTCCGCCTTGAAATCCGTCATGCCGGGGTTATAGCTGAAGCCGGGTCCAGTCGGGATCTCCCTGTCCGTAGTCGGGTCATGGTAGAACGCGACAGGGCGCACTTCGCCATTTTTCTGACTGACGACTACGTCCTTCCAGACGATATTCCCTTCGCCGCTTTCCACAGACAACCCACGTTCCTTTATATCAGCTTCGCTCAGGGCGCGAGCGCGGCATCTGCAGCGGAAATCGAGGGGCGGCCAGTGCGTCTTCCAGAAGATGTCGTCGTGGCGGAACACTTTCCCATGCAGCAGGCGGTGGGCCGGCCTGGTCTTGCTGTCCATTACCGCCACATACTGGTAATAGGGGCGGCTTTTAACGTTCTCCTCGAATGCTTTCCAGCGGCCAGCCATGAACGCGCTCTGCATGTTGGTGCGGTAAATCGTCTCCAGGCGGCGGGGCGATCCTTCCAGAACCTTTTCGAGAGTCCCGTCCGGCTTGCTGACGAACTTGTATCCCCACCATCCCTTGGCCTGCAGCATGGGCGTCAGGTTCTTCTTAAACTGCTGGAATGGTAGCCCCTGCTCCTGGGCTTTCAACAGCTCATCGTGTATATCCTGCAGGACATCCATCCTCATGCACTTGGCAACCGTAAAGAACCTGGTATGCCCGGCCTGCCAGAGGTCCTCCCAGTCCCACGTAAGGGCCAGATCCTTCGCCTTGAAATAGGCGATGGCTTTCTTGGGAGGCAGCTTCAGCAGATAGGCCAGATCGAAGGCGTTGTCGGGCATTACTGCGCAGGGTCCTTCTGGGCACTCAGCATCCCGAACAGCTCCGCGGCGAACGTGCCGCGTTCATACATGGCCTGGATCTCCTTGGTGGACATGTCGGGGAACATTTCGGTCAACCGCGTTAGGGCTTCGTTGTAGTCCTTGCATTCCTCTATAAAGGAAAGAACCGGGGATAGAAGGCCCTCCGCCTGGGCTTGGAGATCCTGCGGGGAGAGTTTGTCCACCCCCTCGTCCAGGGCGTCCTGGTCCGGGTAGATGCCTTTGGGGGGTACGGAGGAAAATTGCGGGCTGTTTAACTCCCGTTTAAAATCGTTTAAGAGGGGGGTTGTCCCCCCTTGCCCGTGTCTCCGCCCGACTCCGGCCTGCTCGGCGAAATTTGGCGGTTTTACGGCGGGTGAATTTTCAATGACCTCGATATCCCCCTCTTCGAAGCCGTAGTTCTTCATGAAATAATCCTTTGTAAAACGGAGCATTCCGGTATCGGCCAGCGTCTTGTCGCGCTCAGCCAGGGTCTTGTCCACATCCTCTTCCTGCCACATGGAAAAGACAGGCCGTTCCCCGGTGCCGAAATTGAGGTCATAGATCCACTTGATCAGGGTGTTGAACATCTCTTCGACCAGCTTGCGGTCGCTGTCAATGATGTCCGCCCGGACCTCCATGTGGCTCTTGGATGCGGCATAGCTTCCGCCGTTGACCTCCGTACTCAGGTTCTGGCCGAGAAGGGCGATGGCTATCTCTGACTTGCAGTCGTCCCGGAGCCCTTTATAGATCTCCGACGATGCCCCTTTGTACTGCGCCTCCATGAACTCTACGCTGGAGTCGTCTGGGATGACGGCCACGGCGTCCTGGATCATCTGCTCCAGGGTGTCGGCAAACTGATCGGTCTCAGCCTTGCCCGTGCCGCGGGGCTGCTTCCCGATCGCGAAGACGCCGCCGTATTTCTCGGCGAACATGACCCAGAACTTCATCCCGCCCTTTTTAAAGGTAGCGGGCCAGAAACACCTGGACAGGACAGGGAACCCGTAGGGATTTTTATAGGTAGCCTTGTGCGTCAGGAGGAGGTACTTGTAAGGATCAACCACTTTGCCGTTCTGGAAGGCTTTGGATTTCAGCATCAGCTCATTCAATTCACTGAAGCAGAACCACTCCTGGGGTTTACCGATTATGGCCTTCGGCACCAGGTAGTTCCCCACGTATTCCCAGACGATTTCGAAGACCTGGTACCCATAGAGCGGGGCATTTATGGCCTCTTCGATTATTTTTTCCATGTTGATGTTCTTGAACAGATCCTCGATAAGCTGGGCCTGCTTGGACTTGGACTTCCCCCGGTCGATGCCCCACTCCAGGCTTTTAACCCCGGCCTGCCTGCTGTCCACGCAGCCGCCGAGGTAGGCGTCGCCCAGGAGTTCCGTGTAGATGGTGATATCCTTGCCCTGCTTCTTTAGCACTGGGTCAGGATTGGGGAGGGACATGCCCAGCGAGTAAAAGTCGATCGCACCCTGCCGTGTGGCCAGCTCCTCGGTCAGCCGGCCTTTATCCATGTTGGCGAAAGAGATGAACGTCTTGTCGTTGATCCATAATCCCTTCGGCATGTAACCTCCTAATAGGCCCGCGTCATCGAGCCGGCCCGCCTGCCGCTGCGCGAGGCTACGTTGAACGGGCCGCCTATCTTGCTGCCTGCGGCATGGACGGCCAGGCCAAGGCTCCAGAACCGGTCGCTGTGCCCGTCCGTTTCGTCGTCCTTGCCCGTGTCGTAGCGGACGTTCCCCGCGGTCGTCACGATCTTCCTGACGGAATGCAGGTCATCACGGACCTCCGGGCTATCCGGGACAAATATCGCCTTGTCCTCAAAATATGGCAGCAGGTTCATGGCCAGCTCCTCCTTCACCGCGGGGGTGAAGGTAACTGCCTCGACCTTGTATTTCCCGAAAGCCTCCTGGGCTTCCTCGGCGAGCTGCATCCCGAGGCCGGTAGCGTCTATGCAGGCACGTCTCAGCCGGGGGTGTTTCAATACCTCGAACAGCCGTTCCCGCTGATGACGGAACGGCGCTTTCTCAAGAACGTCTAGTACCCTGGAATACAGGGAGTGACCGACACGCTCGATGCCCCAGATCACGGACAGATGCCGCCGCCTGGCGATATCCATACCGACGAAGAGGTCGCCTGTAACGGGCTGGCCGATCAGGTCCCTGCCTTCGCAGGCAGCGATCATTTCGTAAGTCAGCAGGGCGGTGGTTTCGTCGACCGGGATGCAGCAGTATTCCTGCAGCCACTGGTTCTCGTCCCGGCACTTGGCACGCTTCTGGTCCAGCCATGCCTGGCGCTCTTCGGGGGTTGTCTCTTTACGGAGGATCTTGTCCACCAGGCCGCTGTCCACGGCCAGTTGGATCGGGGTGGTATGCAGTTTCCATTCGCGCTTCCCGCGTTTAATCTCGTCCACGAACCTGAAGTACAGGTTGCCCTTGCCGTTATACGTGGAAAGGATGCGCAGGGGGAAGCCCCAGGTCGTCGCCGGTTCCGCCGCGTCCCACATGGCCGCCTGGTCGTCATGCCAGGCGAACTCGTCCAGGACAACTTTGCCGCCCTTGGAACGGAACCTGCGCGGGTTGGATGACAAGGCGGAGATCCGCTTGCCGTTCGCGAATTCTATGACATAGCCTTTGATGTCTTTTTCTGAATCTATGACCACCTGCCCCAGGTTCTTTGCCGCGGCGTGCAGGACGCGGGCGAACTTCTCGCAGTAGAGGATGTATTCCCTGGCTGCGGATTCGTCCGCCGAGCTGAACCATACGTCGTAGCCGTTCTTCAGAAGGTCCCGAACGTCCTCATACGCCTGGGCGTAGGTGGCGCCGATCCGGCGGCTTTTCTCCCACATTTTGATCGGGGCGTCATCTTTGATCCACTGTGCCTGGTAAGGCAGAAAATATTTGCTCTCGATCATCATAAGATCTTGTGCTCTTTTTCGATTTCCTCAAGCGACTTGCCGGTGAGGACCTTGCGTTCCTTCGGGCTGGTTTCTTCTTCAATGACCTTCACGCCCTGGTATGATTTCAGGGCCGCGACTGCCTTGGACATGGCGAACATGTTCTGCGGGGAAGGGTCCGCCTTGGCCCGCTGGATGGCCAGCTTGGCAACTTCGATCAGCTCCTGGTTAAGGTCGTCGGTAACGCGGGCGTACTCGGCCCGCTTCTCGTCCCAGCCGCCGTCCTTTTTCCATCCGCCCAGGGTGCGCCTGGCAACCTTCCCTCCGAGGCGCTCCATGATGATGTCCAGGCTTAACCCTTCGTGAACGAACAGCCGCTTGGCCTCCTCGTAGTAAATGGCCTGCTTAGCCATTGAGGTCATTCTCCATCCGGGCGACCTGCTCCTTCAGCGTCTTCGCCGCTTTCTGCAAGGCGACAAAGTCCGCCAGGGTTATGGATGCCCGGTCAAGGTCCAGCGTGGTGAAGTCGTCGGTGTAGGGGTCTATGGCGTCGCGCAGAAGGATGATGTAGTTGTCGGCCTTCAGCTTCATGCTCTCCAGGGATTTCTTCTTATCGGCCAGCTTGGCCCGCAGAAGGAAGACTTCGTTGCTCATTGCGAACTCTCTTTCTTGTTATGCAGGGTTAGCGGGCACCTGAAGTTGGTCTTCAGTTCGATCTCCAGCCTGGTCAGGATGCCTACCAGTTGGCTTTTGTATTCCTGCTCGGATTCGAGCAGGGTCAGCAGTCTCCCGGAGAGCTCCTCATGTTTGCGGAAAGCCTCTGAGAGCGTGGTGTTTATCTTTGTGAAGGTGATGTACCAGACGATAAAGATGATGACGGATAGGCCCCCCTGCCCCAGGATTGACCATACAGGTTTAAGCTCTTCCATGAAGCCTCCTTACGGCTCCATTAGGGAAGAGGCGCCTTCTTTTGTCTACTGAATGGTTCAATGAACCATTCATTGAATGGTTCAGTAGACAGGGAAATGAACCTACCCTACCCTGTGGCTGTAAGGAGATCGTATGCGCGACGCGGCGGACGTTTTGAACTATCTGGCGGTTCCAGCATGAACGCGATCCCTTGCCGCCGCCCTGTATACCGTGATTGGCCGGAAGGCTGGAGTTCGGCCCGCACTCTTACTACCAACAACCACCCTTACACCAACCCCCCGAGTGGACGTTCGGCTATAGTCCAGAGGCACCCAGTCCCGGTAGCCGACGCCGGGACTGCCATAAGGATGCACAGATGAAGATCGAGATCTTTAAAATTGGGAAGCATACCGATTCCGAAGGGCACGTCCGTGAGTGGACGAAGGAAGACCTGGAAAACATAGCCACGGCGTACAACGAGCAGGACGCCCATGAAGCGCCGGTGGTGCTGGGCCACCCCAAGGACAACGCCCCGGCCTATGGCTGGGTGGATAAGCTGACCACCGACGGCAAGAAGCTCTTTGCGGAGCTGAAGGACCTGGCCCCGGAATTCGTCGAGTGGGTCAAGAAGGGCCTTTACAAGAAGCGCTCGATCAGCCTGTACCCGGATTTCACGCTGAAACACATCGGCTTCCTCGGCGCCACGCCTCCGGCCATAAAGGGGCTTGAGGACGTGCAGTTTGCATCCGACAAGCAGGCCAGCCTGTACGAATTCCGTGACTGGCGCTGGGATACCCTGGCGAACATCATGCGGTCCCTGCGGGAATTCCTGATCGAGCAGGAGGGCGCGGAAGCCGCCGACAAGATCATCTCCAACTGGCAGGTGGAAGACTTGAAAATCAATCCCCCGGAACCGGCAGAAGTACCGGCCCCGGTCAATTCGTTCAAAGAGGAGGACCAGGATATGGACAGAGTAAAAGAGCTTGAGACCAAGCTCGCGGAGAAGGAACAGCAGTTCGCTGAATCCGCCGAGGCGCAGAAGGCCAAGGATACCGAGATCCAGCAGCTCAAGACCCAGCTCGCGGAAGAGCAGGCGAAGAACCGTCAGGCCGAGTTCGCCGCGTTCTGCGAAACGAACAAGGCTAAGATCACGCCTGCGCTCAGGCCCGTCGTGATGGACTTCATGCACATCCTCGACGGCGCAGCCGAGTACGAGTTCGCGGAAGGCGACGCCAAGGCGAAGAAGCAGCCCCTTGAGGCGTTCAAGTCGTTCTGCCTCGCGGTCCTTCCCGACGCCGTTCAGTTCGGCGAGGAGGCCACGAAAAACAACGCGCCCGACCAGGGTGCCGCTCCGGCCCCGGCCAGGCTCGACGGCCAGGTGGACCCCGACAGGCAGGAGCTGCACGAGAAGGCCCTCGCCTACATGGAAAAGAATCCCGGCACGGATTACGCCGTAGCCATTGACAAAGTCAGAAAATAAGGAGGAATAAATGGACACCCTCGCAAACGCACGTATTATCGACCCCGTCCTGAGCCATCTGGCGCTCGGGTTCAAACCCGCCGAGATGGTTGGCACGGTACTAGCTCCTGTCGTCTTCGTCGAAAAAGAGGCGGGCAAGATCCCCGTCTTTTCGGATGAAGAGTTCAGGGAGTTCAACACGGAAAGAGCGATCCGCGC